ATGGCTCAGTTTTCCTTTTTCACATCACTATTATCGTGGTTGACGCGGCGGACCGCGTCTTTTGCCCAAGCCCCCTCTCCCGCCCCCACGAGCGCGGCAGATCAGCCATACGCGCAGCCCGTTGTTGCCAAACCTGAGGCCAAGATCGCCTGGGGCGCCAAGGTGACAGATGATTTCAAACGCAAGACCATCACTATCTCCCGCCGGTTGAACATGGATCCCAGCCATCTGATGGCGATCATGGCGTTCGAGACCAGTCGCAGCTTCGATCCGTCGATCACCAATCGTGCCGGATCCGGCGCCACCGGTTTGATCCAGTTCATGCCGGCAACCGCCAGGGATCTGGGGACGACCACCAGCCGGCTGGCATTGATGAATGCCGTTGAGCAACTCGACTATGTCGAGCGCTATTGTAAGACGCAAGAACAGGTGGCAACTACGGGAAAGCGTGGGAAAGCCTGACATTTCGGGCCAATCCTCTATAAAAACAATGGTTTGATAGAAGCGGACGGGTTGTCCGGAAAAAACAGGTGCGCAACATCACTTGGCCTAGAGGTGGTTGACCGGAGGTGGCGCGCAAGATCGGGTGGCGGTCAGATGTTGCGCCCGTACCAAGCGACGCGTCCGGCCACGTGAAGCTGATCAACCTCAGCCTTCGCCACTTCCTCTGCCGGATAGCGCGGGTTGTCACTGATAAGCTGAAGCGAGCCGTTGATGCGGCCGTGAATGCGCTTTACCAGCACCATGTCGCCAAGAACGACCACATAAATCGAGTTATCCCTGAAGCGGCCTATAGACGTGTCGACGAGGAGAACGTCGCCGTCGCGTATGGTCTCTTCCATCGAATCGCCGCGCGCCGTCAGGATCCTGGCGCTCGCCGGGTTGATGCCACGCCCGCGCAGCCAGGAAGCCTGAAAGGCCAGGTATTCCAAGGGTTCCTCGCTGATCGCGACACGCCCATTGCCTGCTGACGCCTGAATATCGAGGCGCGGGACAAGGGCGAATCCCTCGACGGTTGAACCGGCCATATCGATCATCAACATGCCGCCTTTGCTGCCACTCGATGCAGCGGCAGACGCGGATGCCACCTCCTGCAGTTCTGGCCCTTCTCCGGTAATCAGCCACTCCAGCCCCAGCCCCAAGCCCTTGGCGATTTTGGCTAGATTGCTGGCTGAAGGCTCAACGCCGTCAAGATAAGAGGCGAATGTTTTAGGGGACATTCCGCATTTTCTTGCTGATTCGGACTTTTTCCGATCCGGCACGTGTTTTGCAATTCGGTCGGCAATGGTTTCACCGCTCATCCATGAACTCCGAACTCTCTTCGGAGTTCCTGAAACCCCATTAACAGACAGATAATGCCAATATTATCAGCAAATTAGGCATGATATCAGCAATTATTGGGACTCAGAAACTCCGAACTGGAATATCGGCAATATCTGTCTTGTTAAATGGCAAGATATTGCTATTATCCGGTTGCGACATTGTTTGAACCAATACCCCCAACCCAACCGACCTTTCGCAGAGGTCAGAGAAAAGGGAGCAACCATGACGATCACCAAAAAATGGGATCGCTCGGCCATCAAGGCGGAGCTTTTGCGGCAGGGAAAAACCCTTACCGGAATAGCCCGCGATGCCGGCCTTTACGACAGCGCCTGCCGTGCGGGAATTATCGGAGCGAGCCGACCAGGAGCCGAAGCTATTGCTGAGGCACTTGGCGTTCCGTTCCGTGAACTCTTTCCCGACAGCTACACGCTTGGCCGTCACGATGCCTCGAAGACTACCAGCAACACCAAGCGCAAGGCGAGTCAAAAAGACGGTGGCTCTGTGGACGAACGGGCTGCCTGAGATGACCAACCAGCACTCCTTTTCACCACCGGTCGCCAAAGCCGCTGCCGGCGAAGCGATGACGCTGGCCCTGATCGCAGGCGTCATCCTGGCGGCGCTGGCCGCAACAGTGACGGCGATGCTGATCGTCTCAAAGATGCCAGGAGCATTCTGGGCCGCTTTCTCGATCGGTGTCGTCTTCGGCGTCGCTTGCGTTGTGGGCGCGGTCGTCATCGGGGCGCGCCGCAACTGGCCGACCAGTCTTCACTAACCTTTCAAAGGTGTTTCAATGCGTATTGAAGATATCGAAATCGATCTGATCGACATCACCCAGGGCCGGCGTGTCGCGGACCCGAAATGGGCCGAGGCGCTTGCCGCCGACATGGTCCGCAACGGCCAGATCAACCCGATCGAGGTGGTTGAGGCCGGAGACCGCTTCCGGCTGATCGACGGGCTGCACCGCCTCAATGCCCGCGCCATTCGCGGCGAGATTCACGTGACCGCTAGAATCAAGACCGCAGCCGAGGTCGCGACCGATACCGAGGCTACACTTCGGGAAATCGCCGCGAACTTCATGACGCGCGGGCTCAGTGTGCTGGACAAGGCACGGGATGTTGCCCGCTGGCGTGAGGCATACGAGCAGGCCGCAGGCGCTATCAAACCGGGCAAGAAACCAATTAGGGTCAAATCTGACCCTAATTCGAATGAGGCGCTTGACGCGCAGGCGGAGCTGTTCGCGGCAACGTTCTCGGAAGCGGCACAGGCCGCGCTCGGGATGAATAAAGAGGCAATGAAGCGCTATCTGCGGATCGCCAGGATTGACGATGCGGTGCGCATCCGAATCTCGCTGCACCGGGTGGCCGAAAACCAGTCAGAACTGCTTGCGCTCAGCGCCGAGCCCGCCGAGCGCCAATCGGCCATAGCCGGGCTGCTGCTTTCCGATCCACCTGCTGCTCACAGCATCTCTGACGCGATCGCCGTTCTTGATCGTGTCCCGCCACAAGCCAAGTCGGAGCCATGGGCAAAGCTGTCGGATAATTTCGGCAAGCTGCCGGAGACCGCAAAGCGCCGGTTCATAGAAGAGAATTGGGACTTTATCGAAACGCTGATGGCCGAGAGGCAAGCCGCCTGATGAGCAAGCGCCGCGACACACTCACTTCCGACCTGTTCGACTGGCAGCCGCCGAAAGTGGTTGTCGGTTACGGGGAAGATGTGACCGGGCGCGGCGCGCTCGACAACCGAATCGCTCGGGCTGTTTCGCAGGCGCTCAAGGAAGTAAAGGTTCGCAACGTCAAACGCAGCCAGATCGCCCAATCCATGAGCGATTATCTGGGCAGACCAATCTCCGAAGACATGCTGAACAAGTGGGCCTCGGAGGCAGCGGACAGCAACCGGATCACGCTTGACGCCTTTGTGGCGTTGATCGACGCGACCCAAGCTCATGATCTGGTGAGCCTGGTTGTCTCCAGCTTCGGTTTGGTGGCTGTACCCGAGCGGTACAGCGACCTGATCGAACTCCACCTGATTGAAGAACATGAACGCGATGTCGTTTCCAAACGACAGGCGCTGGAAGCACGCGTGAGGGCAAGGCGATGAAGGTTTCACTGATTGGACAGATCGCAGAGGTCGACCGCGAAATCGCGATGCGACAGCGGGTTTACCCGGAGCAGATGCGCAAGGGGAAAATGCGTCAGGCCGAAGCCGACCTTCTGATGCAGCGCATCCAGGCGGTGCGGGAGAGCTTGGTGTTTCTGAAGGAACACGAGAGCTTCATCCGCGCGATGATCGTAGCGAAAATCGCAGACCCTCTGATGGAGGAGGCGATGAAGATAGCTGAGGAACAGAAAGACAAAGGCGGCAGGTACGTCCGTGTGCCCGGACACGGCAGGGTCTACGTTCCCTTGAAGAGGGCGCGCTAGTGGCTCAGATCGCCTTTCGGTTCATCCGGCAAGCCGTCATCAACGTCTCCGGAAAACTCGCCCCAAAGCTTTTCCAACCGGTCGCAGGCAGTCTGAGTGTCTTCATAGATAATGGTTCCGAAGTGCATGCCGTCGTTGAACTGCCCGGCGCTGATATTTGCCGCAACCAGGCTTACGGCAAGTTCAAAGAGTTTTTCTTTCGTCACTGCGATTTCCTCGGCGTGGTGATGACAGGTGCCGTGGAGCGTTGCTGCGCTTCGCGGCACCGCAACCTTGGCATGAGTCTCACTCGCGCCGCAACGCGCACCGGAGGCCGGTCATGAAGGAGTGGCTGACAGCGCGGGAAATCGCCGCCGAGAACCTGCCGGACATGCCGGATACCGAACGGGGAGTTCAACTGTCCGCCGAGCGCCTTGGATGGAACGATCATCCTTATGCGCGGCCAAGGCAGGGCCGTGGCGGCGGTATGGAATACAAGTACATGATCCTGCCGTCGCTGGCGCAGGTTGCCTATGTGCAGAAACACCGGCTGATCGGCGCAGGCGGGCCTCCTGCTGATCTGGTGACGCAGGCAAGTGTCTGGCTCTCAGGCGAAGGCCTGCCGAGCCACGCACGTAAGGAGCGCGACGCGCGGTTGGCCATCCTCGCGGCCTATGATGATTTCCTGCGCGGGCTGCGCGCCAATGGGCGTGCGCCGTCGACGGCGCTCTTTCTGTTTTCGATGAAGTATAACAACCGCTCACTGCAGGCGGCGGACTGGATCCGGGAAATTGTCCCGTCGATCTCACCCAGGACAATCATGCGCTGGCGCTCGGCTGTCAAGAAGAACACCAACCGGCTGGCAGTGGACAGATCGAAAGGCCGCAAGGGTTCGGGTGCTCTGGAGACGGCCAATGGCGGGGCCGTCAGGTCGTTCATTCTTGGACTGATAGCGCATCAGCCGCACCTTTCGGGCAAACAGGTGGCGACGCTGTGCCGATCGGAATTCGGCGACACGGTGAAGGTGGTTTCAAAGGGTGTTGAACAGCCTTTGAAAATGCCTCCGGTGCGAACCTTTCAGCATTTTCTGAAGGGACTGAAGGAAGATCACAAGGTCGAGCTGATGAAGCTCACCAATCCCGACAGATACCGCTCGACGATGCTGCCTTCGGGCACCGGTACGCTCAAGCACATCACAGAGCCGAACGCGCTCTGGCAGATCGACGCCTCGCCGGTGGATGCGCTTTGCACCGACGGGCGGCATTCAGTCTATGTGTGTGTGGATATCGCGACGCGGCGTTTCATGACCTACATTTCGAAGACACCGCGCGCATCGGCGGTTGGGTTATTGATCCGCAAGTGCATTCTCGCCTGGGGCGTGCCCGACACGATCAAGACGGACAACGGATCGGATTTTACGGCGCAGGAAACCAAGCGGCTGTTTGCGGCGCTCGGCATCGAGATGGACCTGTCCGACGCCTACAGCCCGGCGCAGAAGGGCCATGTCGAGCGCGCAATCAAGACCTACCAGCATCAGTTCGTGCAGCTTGTGCAGGGCTATGTCGGGCACAGTGTGAGCGATCGGAAGGCGATCGAGGACCGCAAGAGCTTTGCCGCCCGGCTCGGCCAGGACACTGCCGAGGCATTTAATGTTTCGCTTTCGGGAGCGGAGCTGCAGGCTCTGTCGGACGAGTGGTGCGAGAAGCTCTATGACCACCAGCCGCACACCGGGCTTGATGGCCGTTCGCCGTTTCAGGCGGCAGCGGCTTCGGCTGACAACATGCGGACCGTGGATGAACGTGCGCTCGATGTGCTGCTGATGCCGGCGGCAGGCGGCAACGGCACGCGGCGCGTCACGAAATTCGGCGTCCGCGTCGACGGCAACCACTACCGCGAAGGCTGGATGATGCCGGGCCTCGACGTGTTTGTGCGGATGGACCCGAACGACAAGGGGCTGGCGCGCATCTTCTCGCTCGACAGGGACGAGTATCTGGGCACTGCCACTTGCCCGGAGCTGCGCGGCATACATCCCGAGACATTCGAGAAGGCGCGCAAACAGCTCAATGCCGAGCTTCTGAAGGAGCGGGTTGCTCCGATCAAGCGCGAGATCGGCAAGCTGATCAAGGGGCCGTCGCTGATCGAACGTACACTCGACGTGGCGCGTCGTGACGTGCCCAACGTCGTGGCGCTGCCCAAGCGCACAGAGGAACACTCGACGCCCCAGATCGCCGCCGCGCTCGATGCAGCGGAAGCTGCCACAAGGACATTCGACCCCACGCCACTGGAACCGGAAATCGCGGAAATCCACGCCATGATCCAGCGCGAGGAGGCCCTGAAGAATGTGGTTCCGATCCGCGAAAACCAGTCGCTCAAGCCCGGCGGCGTGCGGTTCAAGCGCGCGATGACACTGGAGTTCGTGATTGCGGCCGGGCGCGAAGCGGAAATCGAGACGGCGGAGTTGGTCTGGCTGAAGGGATATCAGAGATCCCCAGAATACCAGACCGGTACTGACCTGAGTGAGGAATTTGGTCTCGACCGGGCCATCAAGCTTCTCTGAAGACCCGGTCGAACCAAAAGAAAAGGCCCCTCTGCCAAGGGGCCGTAATCAAGAGCAGAGGAATACATGACCAAATCAATCGAAAAAGTCAATCGCAACGGCGATCAGCGACAGGGCGACACCGCTCCGATCAAGAACGTGGCCGCATGCCTGGGGCTTGTGCGCACGCTCCAGGACCGCCAGCCGCATCAGAACAATCTCGGCGTTTTCGCGGGCTTTTCCGGTTACGGGAAATCGGTTGCCGCGCTCTACTCCCAGAACAAGACCGGTGCAGCCTATGTCGAGGTGTCCGACACCTGGACGCGCAAAAAGCTGATGACCGCGATCCTGACCGAGCTCGGCCAATATCAGCCGCGCGGCACGTTGTCGGATCTCGAAGATGAGATCATCGGGTTGTTGGCGCGCGACCCCAGACGACCGCTGCTGATCGACGAAGCCGACAAGCTGGTCGACAAGAACATGATCGAACTTGTGCGGATGATCGCCAAAAAAAGCCAGGCGCCGGTGCTTCTGATCGGTGAAGAGCACTTCCCCAATAAGCTGGAGCGCGCCGGGGACCGGTTCCGCGACCTGGTGCTGGTGACCGGCTATGCGCAGAAATGTGATCTGGAGGACACGCGCACGCTGGCGCAGTCGTTCTATCCATCGCTCACGATGAGCGACGATCTGCTCGACCAGGCACGGCAAAAAGCCGATGGCCGCGTGCGCCGGATAGGTAACAGCCTGCATGCAATCGGTAATTTCGCGGCCTTGCGCGGCCTGACTGAAATCGATCTCGGCACTTTCGAAGGACGGTTTTCGGAAGGCAAGTTACCGACCCGGCAGGAGGCCGCGTGATGTCAGTCATTCTGCAATTGATGATAGGAAAATCCTGTCCAGTGCTGCGCGGCCGCGACCATTACTGGTCCGTGATCATGGATTTCGCCATGCGCGAGGAGACGTTCATCGCGCGTGACGTTTTCGGCAAATCCAACGTGCCCGACAGCGGCGATATTCGCGCTTTTCTCAAATGCCTGACGCTCGCGGGCTATGTTGAAAGCACGGGTGAAAATCCAGTCTCTTATCGCGTGATCAAGAAGCAGGCGGCCACGCCGAGGGTGCGGCCTGACGGCAGTGTGATCGAGGGTGTCGGGCGCAATCAGGCGATGTGGAACCTGATGCGTGGACCTGTCGGCCGTTCAGGGTTCTCTGCCGATGATCTTGTCCAAAAGGCCTCGACGGATGAGGTCAAGATCAGTGTCGATTGCGCGAAGCGCTACATCAAGCGGCTGGATGACGCGGGATATCTGGTGTTGCGGCAAAAGGGTGGCAAACACAGGCCCCCGGAATGGCGGCTTCTGCCTCACATGATGACCGGTCCCGATGCGCCAAAGGTGCTCAAGAGCCGGATGGTCTACGACCCCAACAGACAACAAATGGTCGGCGAAGTGCTGGCCGAGGAGGAGCAATCATGAGCACTCCGGCAAAACAGAGAAACAACAATGTAGCCAGGGCACAGGAGGCATGGGGCACACCACCCGATTGGGTGCTGGTGCTGGCCGAAGCCTGCAACATGGAGAACCAGACTGCAGTTGGCAGGCGGCTCCGCTATTCAGGTCCAACTGTCAGTCAGGTGCTGTCAAACAGCTATGGTGGAGACATGGAAAGCTTCGAGCAAGTAGTTCGCGGCGTTCTTATGGCGGAGACCGTGATCTGCCCACGGCTCGGCGAGACGAGCCGCAACGTCTGCCAGACCTGGCAGAGACGCCCGTTCTCGACAGCGAGCAGCAATGCGGTGGCGATGTATCAGGCTTGCCGTTCTGGCTGCCCACACAGCAGGCTTGCCGGAGGATCGGACGATGCGTGATTTCCTGTCCGATCATTTGAAGGCAACCCGTGACGCGCTCAAGGGCCATGTCCATGGCGGCAAGATGTTCTCGTCTGACGAGATCATCGGTCTGGTCGCACGTTTTGATGAGCTGGTCGCCTTGGCGCTGTCTCAGGAAAACGAGCTGTCGCGGCATCAATGGAACGATGCCGCGCGTCGGGAGACCATCTTTGCCGAGGCTGGCAATGTGGTTTCGCTTGAGGCCGTCCGCCGGGGTGTTCCCCGGCATCCATCCGGAGGAGGTAGCGCGGCATGAGCGTTCACGACCGCACCACGCTGGATATCGACAGGATGGCTCGCACCGTCACGGAAGAGGTGATGGAAAGGCTGCACCACACTGTGCGGGCGGCTGTGACGCAAGAGGTCGGGCAAGAACTGGCCGACCAATGGGCACAAATTGAAGATGAAAGAGCGCGCATTCAAAATCTTCAGCAAATGAAACACTCGCCGCGTCTGCCGTCTCGCGATCTGGTTGCGGCGGTCGCCAAACTGGTCACCTCCAGCATGAAGCTTGAGGAGGTTCAGTTCAGTCCGGGCGAACGGATGGCGCGCGAGAAGCAAGACGAGGCCATCGCTGAACTGCGCAAGGCTTTTCGGGACTATCGATCAATCATGAGAGGACATTGAAATGGAAGCACTCATTCACGAAACGCGCCCTGATGAGGGCATCACAATGGGCGTCATCGATGTTGCGGGCAAACCCTACATGGCGGATGCCAAGGGTGCGCTGGTGCCGCTCGAACTGGTCAAGCCGGCCGACAAACTTGAAGACGAGATTGTCCGCAAGATCATGGATTTTGCCAATGATCTATCCGCCCGGATCGCCCGGTTTCGCGGGCATACGATGACGGACCTTGGCGAGTTCGATGCGTTGCTCGACCAAGAGTACGGGACCAAGAAGGGCGGCAAGAAGGGGAACTGCACCTATCAGACATTCGACGGCCTGATGAAGGTCTCGGTATCCGTCGCTGACTTTGTCGACTTCGGCCCGCAGTTGCAGATCGCCAAGACCCTGGTCGACGAATGCCTGAACGAATGGGCTGCCGACAGCGGTCCGGAGATCCGCGCGATCGTCACCCGCGCCTTCAATACCGACAGAGAAGGTCAGATCAACCGCTCCGAAATCTTCATGTTGTTACGCCTGCAGATCGAGGACGAGCGCTGGCTGAAGGCAATGGAAGCCATCAAAGACGCGATGCGAGTGACGGGGTCAAAGCAGTATGTCCGGTTCTATCAGCGCAGCCACATAGCCGATCCGTGGTCAGCAGTAACCATCGATCTGGCGAAGGCAGGTGCGTGATGGGTGAGGTTTCGGACGATATCGAAGGTGCCTCTCGGATCGGTGCAAAGATCATCGAAATGGCTGATCGACTGATGCCTGTGCAAGCCGTCCTTCCGGGCGCGGTCGCGACATGGGCATTCGAGATTGATGAGGTGCGGTTCAAGGTAACCGTCGCCGTCGACGAGTCCCAGGGAGGCTGACATGGCCCGGCCCGCAGCACCCGAACCGGTTGATCTGTTTCGGTGGCGGGCCGCTCGCGACATCGAGGCCAGGCGGCAGGAGCTTGCCCGGCGCATCGAGAAACTCAAACCCAATGCCTGGCGAAGGATCGAGCTGCAGGCCGAATTGCGGCAGCTGACCACCGAGGCGCTGAAACTGGAGACGAGAACGTGATCCAAGTAATTCATGAATGCCGCGAATGCGGGATTACCGACATCGAGCCCGGAATCGAAATCGGCGGTGAAATCCTGTGCTGGGCCGATGACGATCTGTGCAGCTTTTGCCAAGACCGGCTGCAGGCGGCGCACGACCGAGACGCGGCTCGGTACCGGCATCTGCGCGCCCGGCAAATCAGACCAATCGACATCGCAGTGGGTGGCGTGTTTGCTGGCCGGATACCAAGCAACGTCATTTTGGGTGGTGAGGATCTTGATCGGGCGATCGATGCCGAGATGGGTCTCGATATTCCGCAGGTTGAGCCGCTTGAGAAGCGCCTGGCAGACTGTCTGGCTGAATGCATCGACACCGCACTGTTCTCCGGTCGCGACGAATGCGGTGGCTTCTCATCGCCGCTGGATATCCGGCTCGGTTTCTTCCAACCGGAGATAGCCAACCGTGCGGCCGAGCTGCTGGAGGAAGCAGGTCAATGAGCGCGCTCGCAAAACTGCACATTGCCAAGAAACAGCTCGGCCTCGACGACGACACCTGGCGTGATCTGCTGGAGCGTGAAACCGGCAAGCGATCGTCGAAGGATATGAACGATGGCGAGCGCGGCCGCGTGCTCGACGTCCTCAAGCAACAGGGCTTTAAGCCGGTTTCAAACGGCTCTCGAAAAGGCCTTGAGGGCAAGTATGCTCCGAAGCTGCAAGCGCTCTGGATCGCCGGTTACAATCTCGGTCTGATCCGGAACCGGGATGACGCGGCGCTGCTCGCCTTCGTCAAGCGCCAGACACGAATCGATCACACCAGATTCCTGCGCTACCACAGCGATGCCGACAAAGCGATCCAAGCGCTGAAGGGCTGGCTGGAGCGCGACGGCGGTGTCGACTGGACGAAGGACCGATTCCTGCCGGACTGGGCGCAAGCGAACGGCTACCGGATTGCCAGGGCGCAGTATCGAAAGCTCTGCCAGCGTGCCGGGTTCATGGGTAGAGGCTTTCAAAGCTGGCTCGAGGAAAACGCTTTTGGTCATGCATCGCTGATGACCGACGCGTCATGGATCGACGTCATGAACAAGATGGGCGCGCTGATCCGCGCCACGAAGGGCGGTGCGTGATGAGCCGCAAAGAAATTAGCGTTTACGCTCTCGTTTACACGCTCCTGATGTGTGTCGTGGTCGCGGTTATTCCCGGAACTTTCGCGCCGGGAATCCTCATCGCCATCGCCAATGTCTGGTTCTGGATGGGGCGAATGAGCACCATGAGTGAATGGATGTTCGATCCTCAATCTGCGAAAGCTCTGCCTAAATGGGGGCGCGAATGAACGTTCTCCCGACGTCAGTCATGAACGAACGCCATCAAGCCGCAGAGAGCCTGGACTACTTCCCGACGCCGCCCTGGGCGACGCGGGCTCTGCTGCACGAGGTGTTGTTGCCTCTCACGTTCTGGGCTCCCCTCTCGGAGTTGACCGCACTCGACCCATGTGTCGGCGGCGGGCACATGGTCGCGCCACTTCGGGAGGTCTTCGGCCGAGTCGATTTCTCTGATGTGCACGATTGGGGGATCAACCCGCCAATCCGGGACTTCACCTTCGAGACCGTCAAGACGCTTGAGGCAGACGGTCTGACACAGCCCGATTGGGTTTTCTGCAACCCGCCCTTCAACATCGGTGATGTGTTTTTCGATCGCTCACTGGCCATTGCCCAGATCGGATTCGCGTTCTTCGTGCGAGTGAGCTGGCTGTCCGGCCAGAAGCGCTACAATCAGATCTATCGTGACAACAAGCCGACCTTCGTCATCCACTTCGCCGAGCGGGTAGCGCTGATCGAGGGTGTGTGGGATCCCGAAGCTTCAACCGCCACAGACTATGTCTGGCTTGTCTGGATCGCCGGACATGCGCCACAGCCGCCGATCTGGCTGCGGCCTGGTATGCAGTCGACTTACACCGTGACGGCCGACCTGGTGCTCGCCACGCCCGGAGAGGCCAAGCGCCGTCTGGCCGAACGTAAAGCAGAAGAGAAGCGCCGCCAGGCGGTAAAGGCGGGTGCGTGATGGTCGCCTATTCGTTCAAGACCTATTTCGCCCCTCAGATCGAGGACGGTGGGAAGCGCCACACCATTCGCGGGCACCGGCGCCGGCATGCCCATGTCGGCGAGCCGGTGCAGCTGTTCACCGGGATGCGCACCCGGAGTTGTCGCAAGATCATCGCTGATCCCGTCTGCATCGCCGTGCTGCCGATCCTGATCATGTCGTCTGACCTGATCGAGCCGGGTCTTGCTTATATCGAGATCGACGGCCGGCCATTGAACCGGGACGAGATCGAGGCGTTCGCGATTTCCGACGGCTTCGATCCGCAGCGCCTGCAAGGGCTGGCGCCGCCAAAGCTGATCGGGAAAACCGCGCGGGAAACCATGGGCCGCTTCTGGGCAGCGGAAAACCCCGGCACCAGCTTCCAGGGCGTCATTATCAAGTGGTGGGCGTCATCGTGAGCATGGCCGGCCCACCTATTGCGGAAACCTTGACGGCACTGATCGGCGACCGAGCCTATCTTGCCCTGGTCGAGCATTATGGCGGCACGCGGCTCTACGTGCCAAAGACAGCCACGCTGTCAGATCTTCCAGGCCATATCGGAGACGATCCGGCGGGCAAACTCGCAAGCGCCTATGGTGGCGAGTACCTCAAGGTCCCTCTTGACCGCGAGCTTCGCGCGCGTCACTACAAAGGCCGTGGTCTCTCCAATGCGGAGATCGCCCGCCGGTTGGGCATCACCGAGAGTGGTGTCGAGCGCCTCTTCAAGAGGGTGCGCAAGGCCAGCGACGACCAGCAGCTTTCCCTCCTCTGAATACTGACAGCCTGCCTTAGCGGGCATGACTGGATTTGCCCGCGTTCCGTAGCTTGCCCGTGACATCAAACCGGGATCAGGCTTATGAAATCCGAACTCTCTACGGCGCAGTTTGGCTATGACCCGCGCCTCATTCCTTTCACCGGCCAACATGAAGGCAAGGTGCTGCGGGCCTACCGCTGTCCGGCTGGCGTCATCACCATCGGTTTCGGTTTCACCTGGGGATCGAAAATCTTCCGGGAGTGGTGGCTGATCAACAAAGGCTCCAAGCTCAAGCTTGGTGAAACGATCGCTGAAGCTGATGCGTTCTTTCTGCTCAAGGCGTTGATCGACGCGGAGTATGCCGTTCCGGTCATGAAGCGCGCACCGAACGCCACACCACATGCCAAGGCGGCGGCTTCCGACATGTTGTTCAATTGCGGCCTGGGCGCTGCCAAATGGACGTGGTTCGCCGCTCTCGTGCGCGGAGACATCAAGGACGCGGCGCGGCGTCTGAAGGTCACCGCGACCACGGCCAGGGGACGGCGGCTTCCGGGCCTCGTGCGCCGCCGCGCCGAAGCTTCCACAATCATGGAGTTCAATCGTTGGCCTGCCTGGGTGAAAGCACCGGCAACAACTGCGCCGAATGAGATCAAGGCGGTCATGCCGTCCTGGCGGCTTGGAGCCGATGACTTCGGCCAGGCTGTCGATTGGCTGATCCAGCTTGACTATCTGGCTGCGTCATCTCGCTCGGACAAGGATCTGATCGAATCGGCAACGCGCCGCTTCCAGGCGCAGCATCCGCAGCTTGACAACGACGGTGTGCTCGGACGCGGCACGCTTGATCAGCTGCAGCGAGTGATCGATCTCAAGACCAAAACCGTCAAGACCGGCACGAGCGCTTCGGCAGGAGCTGCCACCGGGGTTGCAGACCAGGTCGCGGCAGTCAGCGGATATGGCGACTGGATCCTCTACGGCAGTGTCGCTGTCCTGGTTGTCGGTGGGATCTATCTCGCCTGGCGTTACCGAGACGAGCTGGCAATCGCCATCAAGGGTGAGGGAACGCTCCGCAAGGGTGGTCGGGCATGATCGGCTTTCTCGGCGCCAGCGTCATCGTCGTCATGCTGATCGTCTTCACCCTGGGTTCGTCAGGTCTCGCGTTCCTTTGTCTGCTTGGAGGAAAAGGAACGCGGGCTGCTGCCTGGCTGATCGTAGCCCTGGTTTGGACCGGGCTTCTGGTTCTCACTCTCGGAGAGGTTTTCAAATGAGCGCACTGGCTGGCATAATCCTCGGCATCGCCACGGATCTCGGATTGCCGCTGATCAAGAAGATCCTTGAACCCAAGATCGGCAAAACCGGTGGGGCACTTGTCGAGACCGTCATCAAGACAGTTGCCGAAAGGGCGGGCGTTGAGCCAGCGGAACTTCCAGCCATCGAACGCACTGAGCTTGAAGATGCAGTCAATGCGACCGAAGCCGAGATGCCCGAGCTGATCGCGCTCTATGCCGCCGGGCTTGAAGGCCAGTTCGCGCTGCTCCAGGCCGAAACCAAGGAAGGCTTCTGGCAGTCTTTCTGGCGCTACGGCTGGATGTATCTGCTCGCCATCTTCTGGATCTGGCGCATCATCGTTGGCCCGATCGCCAACCAGCGCATTGGAAGCGTCGGCGGCGTCGAGATCGGCATGATCGATGTCGCGACCCTGATGACGCTCACCTCGTGGTTCATGGCGCTCTACATGGGCGGCCACACCGTCAAGGATCTCGGCCGGAATGTCATCGACGCGGTGCTCAAGCGGGGCAAGCCGTGAGCGCCTCGGATTTCATGATCGAACAGGCAGAAGCCAGGGTCGCGCGCGAGCGCGACCTCAAGCTTGAACAGGCGACCAGACTGGTGGCCGGGTTCGGGCGAACAGACTGCCGGGATTGCGGACGCGCGATCCCGGAAGAACGCCGCCGCGCCGCACCCTTCGCGGAGCGTTGCATAGAGTGTCAGACAGCCTGCGAACTGGACAGATGAATGGATGAACTGGGTAACAAGCTGATCGAGCAGGCCGGGCCATTGGGCGCGGCGCTCGGCGTTGCGATCCTCGCCGCCGGCGCTGTGATCGCCAAGGCAAAGGGTTGGCTGGGGTTCAGTCCGCAAACAAAGGAAAGCGAACAAAGTCCGGAGGCTGGCGGTGAGGTCATGACTGAACTTCGTTCCATCAACGAACGTCTGGGCAGCTTCGATAAGCGGATCGGCGACATCGAACATGATCTCGTCTCACGGCCGACCCGGCAGGACATGCACAAGCTGGAGACAGGTTTCGCCCGCATGGACGAACGGATGATCGCCTTGAACGGCACGACGAATGCAACCGGGGCCGCAGTTTCCCGGATCGAGAACTTTCTGATCTCACTCTCTGGAAAGGGCAAATGATGTTTGAGGGCTATGCCGAACACTATGACACCGAGGCCCGGCTGGTAATCCTGAAGGCGCTGGCAGGCGAGACAGATTACCGGCTGTCCGACAGCATGCTGACCACGATGCTCGAAGCCTTCGCCATCAAGCGCGGCCGCGAGTATGTGCGCAATCAGCTGCGCTGGCTTGAGCACAGCGTCGGCGCGGTGAAGCTAACAGAAGCCGGCACCGCCCTGATTGCCGAGCTGACTGAGCCAGGCATTGATCACGTCGAGCGCCGCCGCGTGCTTGAGGGTGTCAAGAGGCCCAGCCCGTCCAGGAGCGCCTGACCATGGCGAGAGGGCGTGAATGGCTGTCAGCTATTGATCTGTTGCCGGAGGAATGCAGCGATGCCATCGCCTGGGCGGCTCAGGAGTTGGCAGATCGCAACCGGACGCAGCTCGACATCTATGCCGAGTGGAAGAACAAGCTGATCGCGCTCCAGGGCGAGACCGGCCTAGGCTTCGATATCCCGTCGTTCTCGGCGTTCAACCGATATTCGGTTCGGCTTTCACAGATGACGCGGCGGCTGGAGCAAACCCGCGAGATTGCCGCCACGATTTCCCAACGAATGGACGCATCGGCTTCTGACGATCTCACACTGATTGCGGCCGAGGCTATCAAGACCCTGATCTTTGAACTGCTGCAGCAGGGCGGCGATGCCGGCCTTTCTCCAAAGGGCGCGATGGAACTGGCCAACGCGCTGCGCGCCGCCAACGCTGCCCAGGTTTCATCGACCAACCGGCGGCAGAAGGTCGAAGCGGAGAAGAAGGCAGAGCGTGTCGAGGCGGAGTTTGCTGCGAAGGCCGACAAGGTATTTGACACGGTTGCCAAGGAAGGCGGGATCTCGGCGGATCGCATCAGCCAGTTGCGCCGCGACTTCCTCGGCGTGCGCCCGAAACCACAGGAGGAATAGGTGATGAAGCAGACAGGCCGACACCGCTTCCGTCAGAACATCTTTGGAAAACTGATCCTGCAAATCGAATTGATGGGCCTCGCGCCGGATATGCATATCACCTTGAGCCCAGGGGTAGACCGTATGGCTCCGGTCACGTTTTGGCGCGATGCAAGATGTGAGGACCTGACTGTTGTTCAGGCTGAAACTGTGGAGCGACCAGAGCAGTGAGCGTCTTGCCCGCAACCGAATGGATCGATCCGCCCGTGATGGCGCGTGAGACTGCTGCGCTGCCCGATACGTTGCCTCAAGGTGCCGAGATCCCCGAGGATCTTGATCCGCTGGCCGACGGCGTCTTGATGGCACACCAGGCAGAGTGGATCGGCGACAAGAGCGATCTGAAGATCTGCGCCAAGGGACGGCGCACCGGCATCACATTCGCCGAGGCGCTCGACTGCACTTTGATCGCCGCCGCCAAGCGGTCGGCGGGCGGGCAGAACGTGTTCTACATCGGCGATACCAAGGACAAGGGCCGTGAGTTCATCGGCTATGTGGCGCATTTCGCCAAGACGGTCGCCAAGGAGCTGCTGACGATCGAGGACAGTGTCTTTGTTGACGAGCGCGAGGACGGAACCACCAAATTCATTTCCGGCTACCGGATCTCGTTTGCATCGGGCTTTCGTGTCGAAGCGCTGTCGTCGCGTCCAGAGAACATCCGTGGCCTTCAGGGCACCGTGGTGATTGACGAGGCGGCGTTCCACAAGAACGTCCGCGACGTGCTTGATGCCGTCAACGCGCTGCTGATCTGGGGTGGCAAGATCCGCGTGATCAGTTCGCACAACGGCATCCAGAACCCGTTCAACGAGCTGATCCGCGAAGCCGACGCCGGCAAGGTTCCTTTCTCTGTCCATACTTATTCGTTCGGACTCGCCGTCAGGAACGGGCTCTACAAGCGCGTCTGCCTGATCAAGGGCGAGGAATGGTCTTCCGAAAAGGAAACTGCCTGGGAAACCCAGATCCGCGCCTCCTATGGTACGCGTACCGCCAAGATGAAACAGGAGCTCGATGCGATCCCGGCCGAGGCGGAAGGTGCTGCGCTCACCCGCGTGCTGATCGAAAGCTGCATGTCGGTCGACCTGCCGTCGGTGGTGCGCTGGGACCGGCCGGACGCGTTCAAGGAACTCAGCGACGATGCGCGCGAAACCGAGGCGCTGGAATTCTGCGAGACCATTCTGAAACCGCTGCTCGATGCGCTCGACCCGGAACGCGAACATTGCTTTGGTGAGGACTTTGCCCGCAAGGGCGACAAGACCGCGATCATCATCCTGGAGATCGGCGCGGATCTCGTGCGCCGGGCACGCTTCGTCCTGGAGCTGAAGAACATTCCATTCGACCAGCAACGCGACATTCTGTTTTACGTTGTCGACCTGATCCCGCGTCTCATGGGCGGTGCGCTTGATGCCACCGGCAACGGCGCGTTCCTCGCCGAGAAGGCGCGACAACGCTACGGCGAATGCATCGTCGAAGTGATGCTCTCCCAGAAATGGTACAGCATAAACATGCCGGCCTACACCGAGGCCTTCAGCGACAAGACCATTCTCTATCCAAACGATGCCGACATCCTCGCCGATCATCAGGCGCTCGCCTATGTCGGCGGCATCATCAAGGTTCCTGACGGTCACTCGACCAAGGGTGTTGACGGGTATGACCGGCACGGCGACACCGCGCCGGCGGGCGCGCTGGCCTTCTTCGCCAGTTGCCAGGACTACATCGCCTATGACTACGAGACCAACCGGCCGGTTGTGGCAGCTGATCAGGTGCGCCGCGCCCGGCACGGCGATGACCGGCCGCGTTCGGTCGATGTTCAATTGAGAGGATCATTGTGATGGCATCGCTTCGCGACTGGCTGAACCGCGTCATCCCCGGCAAGTCCCTTACCGGAGAAATGGCCGGAGCCCAGGTCGGCGGCGTCAGGCAGCCGATCTCCGGCCACCCGGCCGACGGGCTCACGCCGCAGCGGCTCGCCAACATCCTGCGGGCCGCAGCGGAGGGCGAACCTGAAGCCTATTTCGAGCTTGCTGAGGACATCGAGGAGCGGGATCTCCACTATGCCGCCGTGATGGCAACCCGGAAGCGATCGGTGGCGCAACTGCCGATCACGGTCGCTGCCGCGTCTGACAGTGCTGATCACAAGAAGCACGCCGAGCTGATCCAGTCCTGGGTAAATGACGAGATCCTCAGGGCATCGCTGTTCGACATGCTCGACGCGATCGGCAAGGGCATCTCGATCATGGAGATCGACTGGAAATATCATGCCGGTCATCTCTGCCCGCGCGAGTTGACCTGGCGCACCCAGCGCTGGTTCACCTTTGACCGCGAGGATGGCGAGACCCTGCTGCTGCGCGAGGGCGTGACCAATGTTGCGCTGACCGCCCACAAGTTCGTCGTTCACCGCCACAAGACAAAATCGGGCCTGACGATCCGGTCCGGCATTGCCCGCACCGCATTGTGGGCGTGGATGTTCAAATCCTTCACCGTGAAGGACTGGGCCATCTTCTGCCAGAACTATGGCCAGCCGATCCGCATCGGCAAATATGGACGCGGCGCAACCGAGGCCGAGAAGGATGTTCTTTGGCGGGCGGTCTCTGGCATAGCCGGCGACTGCGCGGCGATCGTTCCGCGCGACATGCTGATCGAGTTTCATGAGGTCGGATCGAAGTCGAGCTCGACGGATATGTACGAGCGGCGCGCTAACTGGCTTGATCAGCAGGTGTCGAAACTCGTGCTTGGCCAGACGACGTCGACGGATGCGATCTCCGGCGGACATGCAGTCAGCAAGGAACACCGTCTTGTCCAGGAGGACATCGAGCGTTCCGACGCGTTGTCGATTTCGTCGACGCTCAATGCCCAGCTGATCCCAAACATTGTTGCCTTCAATTTCGGGCCTCAGGAGCTTTATCCCAAAATCAGGATCGGCCGGCCGGATGAAGTACCGCTTGAGGAATTTGCCAGCGCCTTCGACAAGCTGGCGACCCACGGTCTCACCGCAGACGAGAGTTATCTGCGCGACCGTCTCGGCATTCCGGCTCCGAAGCCGAACGCCATCCTGATCGGCGGCCGGGCACCGGTGACGCCAGTGCCCGAGCCCGGCAAGCCGGAAGCTGGCAAACAGGACCAGACGTCAAGGCAGGCGCTGACCTCGCTGTTTGCGACCACGAACCAGACTGATCTGGTTGACGCCCTGACGGAACGGCTTGAACAGGATGCGGCAGGCGCCATGAACGGCATGCTTGAAGAGGTGCGTCTGGCGTTGAGCCAGGCGAGCGATCTTCGCGATGCGGCCGAGCGCCTGTCCCGTCTCGATCTCGATCCGGATCAACTGACCGAGGCCATGGCGCGGGGGATGGCGCTTGCCCATCTGGCAGGTCAGGCAACCCTGATCGACAGCCTGAAAGCACGGTCATGAGAAAGGGGCCACAGAGGCCCGCTGACAGTCTCCGGGCCACGAACCCCGGCGCTGGCTCGCAAAACGCGCCCACGGCCTTTGAGGACGCTTTGATTTTGATCCAGATCGGCGACCGGGCATGACGACTACGGCTCAGGCGCTGGATCTTCCGTTTGATGAGGCGATTGCGTTTCTGAGGCAGAAGACAGCGATCCCGACGGAAAGCTGGCGCGATGTCTGGAATGGGGCGCATTCGAAGATGTTCATGGTGGCGGGCGCCAACAGCCGCGCCATCGTCGAGGACTTCCAGGCTTCGATCTCCAAGGCGCTGGAACAGGGCACGACGCTCGCTACATTCCGCGAAGACTTCGACGCAATCGTCAAACGGCACGGCTGGTCCTACAAGGGCGAGCGCGGCTGGCGCACTCAAACCATCTTTGAAACCAATTTGAGAACCGCTTATGCCGCCGGCCGCTACGCCCAGATGAGCGCGCCCGACACGCTCGCGGCCTTTCCCTACTGGCAATACAATCACTCCGGCGCTGTGCATCCGCGCGTTGATCACAAGGACTGGGATGACCTGTGTCTGTCGGCCGACGATCCCTTCTGGACAACCAACTATCCGCCGAACGGTTTCCGCTGCGGCTGCTTTGCCTCTCCGGTGTCCCAGCCTGGTCTTCGCCGCCTGGGAAAATCCGGGCCCGACGCCTCGCCGGATCTTGACCAGCTCGGCACTGATCAACCACGCGGCGTCGATCCGTCGTTTGCCTACAATCCCGGCAAGGCTTGGCTGGAGCAGACAGCACCGGGACCGGTGGCGATTTCGGCGGATGAGGCGCAGGTGGCAGCCTTCGTCAATTCGTCGCTGAAGGGCAGATGGCCGGACGGAAGCTGGACGCCGGTGGCCGTTGCTGGAGAAGAGGCGGCGGCAGGCCTTGAGATCAAGGCCGGCACCGAGATCCGTCTGTCTGCCGGCACGATCAGAAGCCTGGCCAACCAGCTGGATGCAACACCTGCTGCCTACGGAACCATTCCCCGGCAATTGGTAAAGTCCGGCCGCGTGGTCAAAGGCGATGGCGCACAACACATCATCACCGGTGATATCGACGGCCAGTCCTGGCGCATGGCGATGGACGTTATCCGCGACGACAAAGGCACTGATATCCGGGTGACCTCGCTCAAGAGCATGGCGAAGAAGCCATGAGCGGCGTCTCGATCACCATGCAGGTTCGGGACGCGGCGGTGCGGCGCGGTTTCCGGCAGCTTGAACGGATGATGGGCAACACCACCCCGGTGATGGCGGCGATCGGGACCGGTCTCGTTGGCTCCACCCATATGCGGTTCGTCACCCAGACAGACCCGGAAGGTCAAGCCTGGGCTGCGCTAAATACGGCCTATGCCGCCGGCAAGCGCAATTCGCGCATCCTCAGCGAGAGCGGCAGGCTTCGCGACAGCATCAACTCCCGGCCGGGAAATGATGAAGTTCTCGTCGGCACCAACGTCATCTATGCCGGCATTCACCAGTTCGGTGGCGACATCGTTCCGAAGTCTGCCACCCATCTCTGGTTCCGGATTGGCGGCAGTCTGATCAAGGTCGACAAGGTCACCTTGTCGGCTCGGCCCTTCCTCGGTATATCTGCCGAAGACGAGGTGATGATTTCGGAAACCGTGTTCGGTTTTCTGGATAGATACTCCGCCCGCCGCTGATCCCCATCATATCCCGACGACCCGCCCGCGCTTGCGGGCATGACGTCATCGCAACCGTCATGGCAATTTCCCGCCATGAACAAAACAACCAGTTCCCTTGTTGTCTCGATGAATGCTGCTGCCGGTGCGCCCGAGTGGCTGCACCTGCTGCCCGCTGAGAAGTCGTTCGGCGGCGTCGATGGCCGCGGCCCTTACGTGGTCGAGGATCGCGAAGCACTTGTGGCTCAGTTCAACTCGACCGGCACCAAGATCCCGGTCGACGAAAACCATTCGATTGATCTGGCCGGCAAGTCCGGCCATCCATCACCGGCACGCGGCTGGATCGTTGAGATGCAGGCCCGCGCGGATGGCGTCTGGGGCCGGGTCGAATGGACAGCAGAAGGCAAGGCTCTCGTCGAGGGCAAGGCCTATGGCTACCTCTCTCCCGTGCTGCTGCACACGGCCGCAAAACCCTACCGGGTCGACAAGGTCCTGCGCGTGGCGCTGACCAACGAACCCAACCTTGCTTCCCTGAAATCGCTCCACTCACAAGAGGAACAAACGATGCTTGAAGAGCTTCGGAAGGCGCTTGGCCTTCCCGAAACCGCTGACGAGGCAGCCGTGATTGCGGCAGTCACATCAGCCCATGCGGCCAACACCGTCCACACAGCCCTGATGGCCCGCGTAGCGGAAGCCGCTGGCGTCGGTGCGGATGCCGGGGGCGATGCCCTGGTCACCGCCGTCCAGGCGAAAGCAGTTGCCAGCGGTGATGATTCCGACAAGGCGCAGCTGGTCACCCAGATCACTTCGCTGCAAAGCCAGCTGACCACCCTTGCAACGTCGACAGCCAAGGACAAGGCCGTGAATGTGATCGAGGCGGCGATTGAGGGCGGCAAGGTCGTGCCGGCGCTGCGCGAGCATATGATTGCGCGTCACATGAAGAACCCGGCCGACGTCGAAAGCGAACTTGCCCTGATGCCGTCGCTCCATGCGGGTGGTCTGGGCAAGCGGCCCGCGCCGAAGTCGGGAGAAGCTGTCCGCACGGATGAGGATGACAAGATCCTCGCCATGATGGGCGTCGACGCGGTGGCCTACGACGCCACCGCCAAATCCCTCTTCGGAAAGGAGGCCTGACATGGCAGCCACCAACGACATTCGCCGCCGGGAACGCTCCGGCGACCGCTACGGCTATCCGGTTCTGGCTGGCGTCATCATCTATGGCGGGACCGCTATCGGCATCACGGCCGCGCTCGCCGCCGTTCCGGCCGGCCATGTCAGCGCCGTCGCGCTGATCGGGATTGCCGAGGAGCGCATCGACAACAGCGCAGGTGCCACCGGCGACCAGATGGCTAATGCCAAGAAGGGCATCTTCGACATCACCCTTGCCGGCGCTACCGCCGCCAATATCGGCGATCCGGTTTATGCCAGCGCCGACGACACTTTCACTCTGACGGCTGGTGCGCTGCTTCAGATTGGCATCATCGACGCCATTGACGCTGACGGCGTTTGGCTGAAAACGCTTTGAGGAGCTGACATGGATATCAACGTCAATACCCTTCGCGGGATCTATACCGGGCTCTCGACCGCGTTCAATGCCCGGTTCGCTTCCGCAGGGACTTTCTATTCCACGGTTGCCATGACGGTGCCCTCGACCACGGCGATGAATGAGTATCCGCGCCTTGATGACATGCCGGGCATTCGCGAATGGATCGGTGACCGCCTGGTGCACGATCTGTCGGCATCGACCTATCAGATCCGCAACCGCGAATTTGAAAAGACCATCGGCATCAAGCGCAGCCAGATCGAGGATGACCAGCTCGGCATCTTCGCGCCTGTAGCCTCGCAGATCGGCCAGGATGCGGCCGAGTTCCCTGACCAGCTGGTCTGGCCGCTGTTCAAGCTCGGAAACACCACGAAGTGTTACGACGGCCAGTATTTCTTCGACACCGATCATCCTGGCTATGATGCGGCCGGAGACCCGACTTCGGTGTCGAACTTTACTGCCGGCGCTGCGGCGCCCTGGTACCTGGTCGACGACACCCAGGTGATGAAGCCGATGGTCTGGCAGCCTCGCAAGGCCTTCAAGCTGGTGTCGATGCAGAACGAGAATGATGCGAACGTCTTCTTCCAGAGCAAGTTCCTCTGGGGCGTCGATGGCCGCTGCAATGCGGGCTTCGGTCTCTGGCAGCTGGCCCATATGTCGAAGGCGACACTGGACGCCACAAGCTATGCAGCCGCCCGTGCCGCAATGCAGAACATCCGCAAGCGCGATGGCACGATCATCAACATCCGCCCGACCAAGCTGCTGGTGCCACCATCGCTCGAAGGGGCTGCGCGCAAGATCGTCAATGCCGAACTGGTCAATGGCGGCGAGAGCAACGTCTGGGCCAAGACCGCCGAAGTGGTTGTCATCCCGTATCTCGGCTGAGTTCAGCCTTGAATGGTCCCGCCCGGTTCGGCCCGGGCGGGGTTTTCCCGAACCGCCATCAGGCGGCTCCGGCAAACCCCGAAGGAAAGACCCGATGAAAATTCAGATCATTTGCAGCTCTCCCGGCATTCGCCGCAACGGCATCTCCCACCCGGCCAGCGCCTTCTATGAGGAAGACCGCTGGAGCAATAGCGAACTGGCAGCCTTTGACGCGGATCCCGCCTTCACCGTTCGCCGTGTCGATGACGCGATGGAGAACGTGAAGACGGACACGGATTTCAACGTGGCTGTCGAGGCGGAAGTCGCCCGGCAGATGAAGGCGAAGGCCACAGAGCTTCAGGCGAGCTTCGATCAGGCAGTCAAGGATGCGGTCACCGAGAAGACCACTTCGATCAAGGCAGATGCCGACAAGGCGGTCGAGGATCTGGGCAAGGAGCTGAAGGCCGCCACCGACAAGATCGCCGAGCTTGAAAAGCCGGCTGACAAGAAGGCGGCCGCCGCCAAGAAATAACCCCCCCGAGCGAAGGCACGGGCGGCGGGCAATCCAGCCCGCCGCCAGCCAAGCCAAACTGAAGGAATGAGAATGCGCCTTTTCCGAAGTTTCTATACCGCCATCGGCCTCATGATCGGACACGTCGCCGTTGGCGTCATCGGTTTCGTCATCAATACATTCAAGAATGTCTTCGATGCTGTGTCGCCATACATGTGGCGGGCAACCGAGAAAGTGAAACTGATCGCCGTTCGTCTGATCGGCAAACTCAAGCCAATCTATCTGAACAGTTGGCAGACCGATGGCCAGTCACTCGATCCGCATTGGCGGAGCTGTTGACGCTCTGAAGCCAGCTTGAATTCTCGGCCGGCTCACCGGGCCGGCCGCACCAACCACCTCAGGAAAATCTCTTGTACGCAACCGTCGCCGACATGACCGCACGATTTGGCGAGACGCAATTGCTCCGGCTGTCGCGGCCTGAAGACCGCACGGCCGAAACCATTGACGAGGTCAAGGTCGGCACGGCGCTCACAGATGCGACTGCGGTCATCGACGGTTATGTGCGCGGCCGTTACCTGGTGCCGATCGCGGCACCTCCCAAAGAGATCGTTCGCGCCGCCTGCATCCTGGCACGATACGACCTTGCCCAGGGCGAAGCGACTGATCCGAGCGAGGAGATGGCCAAGTCGCGCAAGGATGTCATCACCTGGCTTGAGAACATCGCGAAGGAACTGATCAACCTCGACGTGCCTGCGGCATTGCCCGCAGGGGCCGCCGTCGGTTCAGGTCCGCGTATGTCCGACCGCGAGCGCATCATGTCACGTCACAGTCTGCGAGGCTTCTGATGGACATCTCGCTCACCCCGATCCGAAGTCAGGAGCCGTTGATCATCGACCGGCTGCGTCTGGCCTTCCCGGCCAAGACCTTTGCGATCGAGCGCATTCCCCAGGTGCTCAGTATCAAGGAGTTCAACCGCTGCGCCCAGACAACGCCGTTCATCGGCCTGGCATGGACCGGCATGCGACCGGATGCCGCCAGTGGGCGGATGCTGAAGGGCGTCATGCAATGGCGGCTTGTGCTGATCTACAAGGCTTCAAACACCCTTGAAGCCCGCTTCAAGGGTGACACCAAGGGCCTCGGTCTGGATGCGATGATCGATGTCGCGATGGTGCTTTTGCAGGGTGTCGATTTCAAGGGCCAGGGCCATACGGCCGTCACGCTCGCCAATTCGGTGATCGCCGACGGCTGGAGCGATGACAACATCGCCATTGCACAAGTGGATTTCACCTTCTCGTTTGCCACGACACCGGCCCCACTCGGGCTGATGAGCGTCGATGACTTCACCGCGCTCGGCATCACCTGGGAGGTGTCATCGGAAGATCCGGACGCCAACATGGTGGGCGTCACGCTCACCGACGAACTCACCCCGCCACAGGAGACCTGACGCATGGCGAAGAAAGACACTCTTGTTCCGGCGGAGGGCCGCACCGTCCATCAAGCCGATGGCGCGCCCTGGCCGGAGGACGGCCTGGAAGATCCGGGCACGCTGTTCACCCGCCGCCGGATTGCCGACGGCGACCTGATCACAAAGCCGAGGGCTTCGTCGAAGAAGACGAACGAAGGTTCGGCTCATGGCTCGGCCAATGCCTCTGAAGGAGACAAGTAAATGGACTTCGACGAAATCCCCGTTGACCGCCTCGAACCGGCAACCCTGCTTGAAATCAAGCCGAACTATCGCAATGTCGGCGTGCTTCCTTACCCGGAAAAGGTCTGCATCATTGGCCAGAAGCTTGCCACGGGCACGCTGGCCCCTGGCGACATAGTCGAAATCACCCGTGCCCAGGAAGCCATCGCGCTGTTTGGCCGTGGCTCGATCGGTGCCGAACAGGTCGCCTTCTTCAAGGGCGCCAACCGCAACACGCCTCTGTTCGTGACTGCACTTGCCGATGACGGTGGTGCGGTCAAGGCCACCGGCACTTTCACCTTCACCGGTGCCGTGTCAGCCGCGACCGTGCTGCGCTTCAAGGTCGGCGGACGTCAGGTGCGCCTGACTGCGCTGACTACCGACACCGTCACCACGCTCGCCACAAAGCTGGCGGCGGCCATTACTGCGGATCTCGACATGGTGGCCACAGCCGGATCAGCACTCGGCGTAGTTACGGTAACCGCGCGCAATGGCGGCGAGGTTGGCAACGAGATCAACTTGCGCGTCGACACCAAGGCGCAGCCGTTGCCGTCTGGATTGGCCGTGGCAATCGCCGCCATGTCTGGCGGTGCCGGCAATCCGGATGTTCAGGACGCGCTCGATCTGATGACCAGCACCTGGTTCACCAAGATCACCCATCCCTGGAACGATGCCACCAACATAGCGGCGACCGCCGAGTTCCTCCGGGTGCGGTATCTGGCGACCGCGAAGCTCGATTGCCATGGCTTCGTCTTCAAGGGCGGCACCTACGGCCAGCTCGGTACCTTTGGCGATCTGACCAACAACGCCTTTCTGACCGCCGGCGGACTGAACAAGAGCCCGACCAGTGCCTGGGCAATCGCGGCCGTCGCCTGCGGTCTGGCAGCGTTTCATCTCAACAACGATCCGGCACGCCAGCTCCGGTCTCTTGTCATGCCCGGCGTGGAGGCACCCGACACGGCCGACCGGTTTATCGATGAGGAGAACGATCTGCTGCTGCGCACCGGCATCTCGACGTTCGATTGTCTTTCGGATGGCACGGTCACGATCAGCCGCATGATCACCACCTACAAGACCAGCAATCTCGGCATTGCCGATCGGGCCTGGCTCGACATCATGGTTCCGGCCACGATGAGCCGCATCCGCTACGACTGGAGCGCCTATATCTCGCTGATGTATCCGCGCTCCAAGCTGGTCGATGACGACAGCGCGGCTTCCTTTGCCACCCGGCATGACAATGACGAAGATCCCGGCACGGCCGTGGTGACGCCCAAGCGCATGCTTGCCTCCTGGGCGGCCCGCTGCAACCTCTATGGCGAGAGGGTCTGGATCGAGGATGTCAGCCGTACCATCAAGGAAAGCGTCTTCACCCGCTCCGTTGATGATCGCAACCGGATGGAAAGCCGCCAGCAGGTCCAGATTGTCGGCAACCTCATGGTCTTTGCCGGCTCGCTCGAATTCCAGGTCTGAGAAAGGACTAACCGATGACACAAGTTTTAGGTCTCGTCGATATCGTCTGGCGGGGGCGCAACATCCCCGTCGAGAAAGGCGCGAAGATCCGCGTCGGCGGTATCAAGAACAACGCGGTCACCTATGGCCGCAAGGTCGGCCGGGCGCAGGAGTTCCAGGGCTCCGAAGTCATGGCCACCACGGAACTCGAAGCCGGGCAGCGCTGGGGCAACACCTGGGACCCCGGCGAAGGAGAGTTGCAGGTGGTCTGCGACACTGGCCAGACCTTCGTCATGTATGACGCTTTCCTTGATGGCGACATTCCGGAAATCACCGGCGGCGAAGGCGGCAAGATCGAACTCAAATGGGCGGCATCTGCGCCTGAGGAGATCCTGTCATGAGCGGCAAGACCGGCAAGGATATCGAGATCGATCTCGACGAGGACACCTCTTCGTCCGAGGCTGGCGCGATCATCAACGAAGATGGCCCGCTTGCCATCAATGATGGTGAGGACGGCGATGACGGCGTGATCGACGAAGATGTAGATCCTCTCGACAAGCTGCCCAAGCATGCGATCAAAAACGACGACGGATCTGTCACTCTTCCGCTTTATGCGTCAGTGACGTTGCGGACCAAAAAGAATGACAAGATCCGCGAACGGGTGTTCAAGGATCTGACTTTCCATCGGCTGGTCGGTGCGGACCAGCGCGCCATCGCCGCCGCAGAGGACAAGGACATGGCCGTCGTGTCGTTTGCCCGTGCGACGCGGATCAACCAGGCGGTGATGAACGCGCTGTTTGACCGGCTCGATGCGGCAGACATCAAGAACGCCGGCCAGGTGCTGAACCATTTTTTAAGCAGTGGCCCGAGAACTGGCCGATAATCCTCGGCGCGCTGGCTGACGGCACCGGTTTTACGGCGTCGGAGATTGAAAGCTTCGACGCCTCTCGGGCCATCTTCTGGTGGAACTGCGTCATGGCCTGGCGCGCAGAAAACACAACCAAAACCTGATGCCCGCCCGCCGTGGCGGGCATGATCACGGTTTCGCGCGCGCGATAATTTGGGCCACCCTGAACCCATGCGCAGCGGGAACCCATGTCCAATCGCAATATGACCCTCGACGTCATCGTTCGCATGAAGGACATGCTGTCGAGCCCGCTCCGCCGGTTGACGGCAGGGCTGAGGTCAATCGGCAATGTTGCCCGCAGCATCGGCTTGGTCGGAACGGCAATTGCTGCCATCTCCTTCATGGGGCCTATCAAGGAAGCGGCGGCATTCCAGCAACAGCTGCTAGACATCGCCGCGACACAGAACCTATCCGGGCAAGCGGCCTTTGATTTTGTTGATGTGGCCAAGCGGCAATATGAGGATCTGGCGCTCAGTGTGGCGCAATCTTCAGCTGACATCGCCGCCTCGGCAGGACAGATGATTGCTGCCGGTGTCAACCAGGACCTGGTCGACGCCTCGATCGGCACCATCGGCCGCTCTGCGACAGCATCCGGTGCTGCTATGGCAGACATGGCAAATGTAGCCACGTCGCTGCTGCAGACCCTCAAGCTGCCGGCAGATCAGCTCGAAGATGCGCTTGGCGGCCTGGTCGTTGCGGGCAAGGAGGGAGCATTCGAGCTCAAGGACATGGCGCGGTATTTTCCGACGCTGACCAGCCAGATGGCAAAGTTCGGGGTGACCGGACGTGAGGCGGTCAACTTCCTCGGTGCGGCCTTGCAGATCGCCCGCAAGGGCACGTCGGAGCCGGCCGAGGCCGCCAACAATTTGAAGAACTTCCTGTCGAAGATCCTTGCTCCGATGACTGTCAAGAAGTTCGCCGAGGCCGGCGTCGACATCGAGGCCGTCATGCGCGATGCGGCGACCAAGGGCATCAACCCGGTCGAAGCCGTCATGCAGAAAATCGCCAAGCTCTCTGGCGTTTCAGGCGGCGAGATCGAGAAACTGATGAAAGCCGCCAAGGACAACGGTCTCGAAGGCGCTGATGCGCTTGGTCATGTCCGCGAGCAGCTGGAGAAGATCCATGGCGCCGGCGCGCTGGGCGAGTTGTTCCAGGACGTCCAGGTCATGGATTTCCTGATCCCGTTCCTCGGCAATGTCGAGGAATATAAGCGCATAAAGGAAGAAGTGGCCAAAGCCACAGCGGGCATCATCGATGAGGATTTCGAGACCAAAATGAAAGGGCTCACTGCGCAACTGATCATCTTCAAGGAGATTGGAACCCAAGCCGCGCGCGAAGTTGGCTTTGCGTTTGGCTCCTGGTTGCCGATGATCAGCGACAACCTCAAGTCCGCGCTCATATGGATGCGCGAGCTTGATGACAGCACGGGTGGCATGGTGCGCCAGGCGCTCAGTTTTGCGGGTGCCGCCGTCCTGGTCGCCACCGGCCTTGGTGTGCTGGGTGTTGTCCTGCCGATCATCGGGGTCGGTTTTGCCGCGCTGCTTGCCCTGATCAGTCCGGTCGGACTGGTGTTCGCCGGGATCGCGGCGGGCGCGGTTCATATCTACAAGAACTGGGCCACCTACGGACCCCGCCTGTCGCGCCTGTGGGACCGCGCCAGACGCGGTTTCTTTGATCTGGCCGATGGCGTGCGCGATGGCGGCAAACGGATCATCTCTGCCGGCCGCGAAATGGCGGATCGATATGGGCCTACCATTCGAAGCGGTTTGAACTCTGCCTGGGCGGACATAAAGGGCGGCTGGAACAATCTTCAAAGCCTCTTCAAGGGCTTTGCGAAGGGCTTTGAATTCGACTTCGATCTGTCCGCGTTGACGATCGATGATGCCAAAGTGGCCGCATTCCAGGCGCTTGAGATCGCGCTCAAAGGCATCAAGACAGGTTGGGAGGCGCTGAAGGACTTCGGCACCGGTTTTGCACCATCGCTTGGTCAGATCGGCGAAAACATAGGTTCGTCGGTCAACTCGCTTGCCCGCTACGCTGATGCCATGGGCCGATTGGCCAAAGCATTTTTCAGCATGATCGATATCGATACCTCTAGCTTCGACGGTTTTTTCAAGCGACTGGGAAGTCTCTACGGCGGCGGCCTGGAGTTGTTCACATCAGCCATTGCTGCCGGTGCAGATGCAACGGCGCACTTTGTCGAAACGCTTGCTGATCTGGCTGAAGGGAAGATCGAATGGAAGTCACTGGTGCCAAAAGATGCGCTGCAGATGTGGGATGATGCATCGGCCGGCATCGATGCGTTGATTGCTCGCGCCAAGGCGCTTCCGGGTGAGATGTATGTCATCGGCCTCGATGTCGGACAGCGCATGATCGACGGCATCAAGTCGAAGTTTGACGAGCTGATAGCTTGGTTCAGTGGGTTGCCGGGGCGCATTCTCGAAGCTATCGGCACAATTGACCTCTCCAGTGTCTTGCCCGCGTGGGCATTCAAATTCCTACCCGGCAGCGGAGAAGGACCGGAAGCACCCGGTGGAACCAGTGGAACGGCGGGCCTGGGCAATTCGCCGCGGCCGCCTCTGCTGCCGGCCAACAACAACATGCTGCCGGCTCAAGGCGCGCTCAACGGTCAATCGAAAGCCAATGTCGCCGTCACCATCAAGGTTGACGGACCCGGCAAGGTGACCTCGGCGACGTCTGACAACAAGGCGGTCAAGGTCGGTAACAATGGCCGCATCGTCGGGAGGGTCTAGATCATGCGGTTTGACAGTCTCGATACATTGCCCGGTCTGCTGCCGGCGTCCTATCGTGGCATCGGGTTTCATGTCCTGGACACGGCCAGCGAGCCCGGCCGCAGGGTGCTCGAATATCTGTTTCCTGGCGTCGATGCCGCGGCCTACGATGATTTCGGCGTTCTGCCGAACCTGATCAGCATCGAGGCTCTGATCATCGGCGATGACTACAAGGTCAAAGCTGCCCAGCTTCAACGCGCCTTCGAGACGGCCGGACCTGCAACCCTGATGCATCCATGGCTCGGCCCGATGACGGTCATCATGGATGAGCCGGCGCTGCTCTCGTTTTCGACGCAGGAGCTGCGGGTGGTGCGCATCAGCGCCCGCTTCAAGAAGGTGGCGGCGAGTAGCCCTGTCGGGTTGAGCCTGTTTTCGATTGCCTCGGTCATCGGGTCGATCATTGCTCTGGCTTCGCAGTTGTCGTCATCCGTGGGAACCCGCGTCATTTCGGCATCCCGTTCGGCTGCGGTGACGCGCTCGGTCCGCATCGTCACGGCTGCGATTGCAGCCCAGACATCGCCGACCGGTTCCGCAGCATTCATGCCTGCTCTGAGATCAACCATCCTCAAAGCCACACCAGGAACGCCCACCGAGTATGGCCAATGGATCGCGACGGCGGCATCGATGTTTGCCGAGGCTTCATTCACGCCGGCCGTCGCGCCTGCTGCCGAGGCGGTGGCGGCACAAGACCCTTCGCCCGAAAGCCTGCTGACCATCAGCCAGGCGCTCGGATCAAGCCTGATCGCATCGGCTATCGAAGCACCATCGGACGGTGACCGCGCGCTTCTTGTTGCCGCTGCGGCGCAATTGCTTGCCCAGGGCGCGGTGCAGACGGCCTATGTGTCCTTTCCCTCAAGACGGGAGGCGCTTGATTACCGGACGGCGGCTCTGGATACCACCGATCGGCTGATTGACACCCTCGAAGGGTTTGGCGGCACGCTGTTTCAGGCGGAGACATCGGCGCTGGTCAGTGCAGCCCGCGATCTTCAGGCGGCGATTGTCAGCGACATCAACGAAGTGATCGGCCGCTTGCCCGATGTTCTGGTCTTCCGTCCGTCGCGCAGCCTTGATGCCTGGCAACTGGCGCTGCATGTGGCCGGCGACACGCCGTCACACATCGAGGAGGCCTATCGCGACATCGTTGCCCGCAATGACCCACGTCATCCATCGGCCATCGAGGCAGGCGCAATCGAAGTCGCGGAACTGATCTGATGGCCAGGTCAAAGGGCATCACGCTGCTGATCGAAGGCGTCCTCTATGATCAATGGCTGAGCGCCGAGGTCAGCCGCGACCTGAAGGACTTTTCCGGCAGCTTCAACTTCACGTTTCGCGACCGGTACCGCTCGGCAAAGGCGCTTCGATATGCATCTCAGGGGGCTCATTACAAACTCAGGCCGGGACCGGCGGTCGAGATCCTGATCAACGGTCAACCGGTTCTCAAGGGCTCCATTGAAAATGTCGATGTCGATATCGGTGATCGCCAGGCGAGTGTCACGATCTCCGGCCGTGACAAGACCGGCGACCTTATCGATTGTGCTGCCATGACGGACGGGCCGGCCGAATTCAGGAACGTCAAGCTGGAGGAAGCCGCCAAACGGATCGCGGCACCCTACGGCCTCACTGTCCGCACGGAAATCGATACCGGAGATCCGTTCCAGCGCTATTCGCTTGACCTGGCCGAGACCGGGTTCTCGGCTATCGAGAAGGGTGCCCGATCCCGCCATGCCCTGATCCTCTCCGACGGCGTTGGCGGCATTGTCATCACCCGAACCGGCAAGTCACGCGCGCCTGCCGATCTGAGCTTGCCGGGCAATGTCCTGACCTCACGCGCAGCCTTCAGCCACAAGGACCGCCATAGCGAAACAATCGTGCGCGGCCAGGGAGAGAAAGCCGGAAAGGCACGCGGATCCGCCAGCCTCGATGTCACGGCCGAACCGCTGGCGCCGGTGGACCGCACAGACGGCGATGGATCGGCCACCGAGAAAGAGCGCAAGGGAACCGTGGCCACCGGCCGGTCCAGGGATAGCGAGATCACCCGGCACCGCCCGGTGGTGCATCTTGCCCGGTCCAAGGCGGACAATGTGTCGGCGGCGGATGAAGCGGACTGGCGGATGCGCACGGCGCGCGCCGAAAGCGAAGAGGTCACCCATACGGTCAAGGGCTTCGATGTCGATGGCAAGCTCTGGCAGATCAACCAGATGGCCATGGTCTCGGATGCTTTTCTCGATATCGAGCGCGACATGCTGATCTCGAAGGTGGCGTATCGTGAGGACGACGGCGGCAGGATCAGTGAACTCACGATCATCAGTCCGGAAGCCTTTGACAAGGGGCCGACCGGCAACCGCCGCCGCAACAAATCAGGCAAGAAGAGCCCAAAAAGCTCGGGCAGTCTCGACGGCACAGCGGAGGCTTTGTGATGGAAAAGGATGTTGCCGACAAGGTGCGCGGCATGGTGCGCCGGGTGACCCTGAAGAACGTCAAGGATGACGGCGAAACCCAGACTGCCTCGGTCGAGGTTGCAGACGGGGTCTGGCGTGATGATGTCGAGATTTCGCAACCTTATGGCTTTGCCAGCCATGTGCCAGAGGATGGTGCGCTTGCCATGGTCTTTGCCGTCGGCGGCGATGAGGGCGACCTGGTCGTCATGCCGATCGGCAACCCGTCCAAACGCATGGGTGGCCTGAAATCCGGTGAAGTCGGCATGTACAATGAGCACGGCGACAAGGCGGTGATGACGGCTGGAGGGTCACTCGACATCAAGACCGGCGCGAACATCACGATCAAAACCGACACCGGCGTGTTTATCGAATGCACGGTCGTCGCCGTCACCGGAGACATCACCGCAACCGGCAATATCTCGGACCAAAACGGCTCGATGCAGGAAATGCGCGACAGGTACAACACACATGATCATCCTGGTGCCGCCGCTCCGCCGAACCCTATTATGGACTGACGCCCGCGCTGGCGGGCATGAACAGCATTGCGCGCGCGCGATAGCTTCGCGACATGTTCTTCGATCTCGCCCTTCACTATGACAACAAGCTGCGCCGGTGCGACCTGGTCATAGGTGATGATGGCGATCTGGTGATCGATGAAACGCCCATTCCCGCCATCCTGCTGTCAATCGGACTTGACCGCCGCGCCGCACCTGATGATCCGTTGCCGGACGGCCGCACGCAGTTTCTGACGCCATCCAGCTTCTCCGAGCGCCGTGGCGCGATTGCCGATGGACTGAACCCTGCTGGCGAACGGACCGGCTCCAAGCTCTGGCTGCTCAACCGCGCCAAGCACACCGAGACCACCAGGCTGATGTGCGAGTTCTGGCTGGCTGAAGCCTTGGCCTGGGCCGAGCCAGAGACCGGAGCGCCTGCCGAGATCAGCGTTGAATGGCTTCGTCGCGGCGTGTTGGGCTACCGGATCATGGTCGCCGACAGCAGCGTCTCGCTGTCCAGAAAGGTGGAGGGCTGACATGGTCTGGCCGATCCCATCCGCAAAATCCATTGCCGCCAAGTTCGCCGCATCGCTGGAAATATTCATCCTGCGCATCCGGCCTGACCTCGATCCGCGCGCCGTCTCGCGGTCAGTCCGTTCACCACGTGGCGTCTTTGCAAACATGGCCGCATCCTTCTCGGCCGAGCTGCGCGAAGTCCATGATCATCAGGCATGGTGGGGCCGTCAATACATGCCCGACAGCGCCGATGACGAGGCGATGATCCTGCGCCATGCCAACATCTGGGGCACAGGACAACGGGCAGCCATCATTGCCGTTGGCGCGGTGGAAATCGAGGGAGTGCCGGGCACGCCTCTGCCAGAGGGCATCGAGATGTCGGCGAGCAATGCGATCATCTACGCGACAACCGCAGCCGCAGTGATCGACATAGGAGGCACGGTAACCGTTGCCGCGATTGCCAGTGTTGCCGGCAGCGACGGCAACCTGCCGAGCGGGGTGCAACTGGCAACAGTGGAGCCCTATCCGGAGATCTCCAGGGTGACCGTCGCCACCGCATTCGCCGGCGGAGCGGACGCGCAAGAGCCTGACGAGATCAAGGCCAGCTATCTTCAGCGCATCCGCCAGCCCGCCCATGGCGGGGCAGGTTTTGACTATCCAGTCTGGGTGGCGGAAGTTGCCTCGGTCAAGGCCGTGGCGGTCGTTCCCGACTGGATCGGCCGTGGCTCTGTCGGGGTCGTCGTCGTCATGAAGAACAGCGATGGCACGCCGCGCGTGCCGACTGTTGAGGAACTGGCCACCATCCAGGATCATCTCGGCCAGCCATCAAGCCAGACCGGCGTCAAGCCTACGACAGCGAGGGTTGTCGTGGTCGCCGGTGAGCTGATCGAAGTGCCGCTGACGATCCGTCTGAGACCAGATACGGTATTGACCCGCACGGCGGTGACCGAAGCATTCGCGCGCTTCATTGCAACGATTGGCGATGATGAGGACACGGTCAACACATCGCCGATCGGCGCGACGATCGAGCTCTCCCGGATCGGCGAAGCCATCTCGGCCGCCGCCGGCGAATATGCCCATGATCTGATCGTGCCTGCCGCTCCCTACACGCTGACCGCAACACAGTATCCGATTGCCGGTACAATCACGTTCGAGGCTGCATGATGGCCCGCACCGTTGCAGCAATCCTTGAGAGCCTTGTTCAAAAGCTGCCCAATGGATGGGCGCTCGGCCTTCGCGGTGGAACGCTGGATATCGTCCTGGAGGCTGGTGCCAGCGCCATTGCACAGACAGAGGCCGATGCCGAAGCCCTGATGCTTGAAACCGATCCGCGCACCGCGCAGAAGCTGCTGCCGGATTTTGAGCGGTGTCTTGGGCCGGACCCGTGCGGGCGGGATCTCGATCTTCAGACGGTCGAGCAGCGCCAGCGCCTGGCGCATCAGCGCTGGATCGCGACCGGCGGTCAGTCGATCCCCTACATGATCCGGATTGCCGCCAGTCTTGGCGTCGATATCACAATCGAGGAATTCTGGCCTTCGAGAGCCGGGGTGCTGCATGCCGGCCAACGGCTCCGGCCTGAAGGCAGCCAGTTCGTCTGGCGTGTCAATATTCCGGGGCTGATCACTGTCGTCCGGTTCCGCGCCGGCGTCAGCCGCGCCGGTCACCTGCTTGGCACTTTCGTGCTGTCCGCGATCGAATGCGAATTGCGGCGCATCAAACCCGCCCACACCCATGTCGTCTTTGCTTATGGAGAAGCCTGATGGATCGTATCAATGGAGCCGGAACTGTTGACATCGGTGGCGGCCGGCGCGGTTTCCGAAGCGAGGATCTGCCATCGGGTACTGAAGGCACCGAGGTCACCGACAATTGGCTCAATGCCGTCCAGGAGAACATCCTCAAGGTGATCGAGGAGGCCGGGTTGGCGCTTGATGTCGGTGACTGGTCGCTGCTCTGGCGGTCGATCAGGTTCAGCCAGATGGCCGACGGTTATTTCAGCGTCACCGATCAGCGGAATGATCCGCCAGCCGGCCCGGCGATCGGTGACCGGTATATCGTCGGCGCAGTGCCGACCGGTGCCTGGGTTGGCCATGAGAACAAGATCGCGCTCTGGCTCGGAGCGTGGACCTTCATTGCACCGAAGCCCTGGATGCACGTCGGCTTTGCCGACCGGACGGATTGGCGCTGGGATCACACGATCGGGGTGCCGGCATGGGTGCAGTGGATCTCATCCAGCACGATCTATGGTCCTGTGAAGCTTGCGACGATAGCTGAGATTGAAAGCGGGGCAGCCGGGGGTGTGGTGACCGCCGACGCGCTAAAGGCACGGCGACGTCCATTCTTTGTCGCAACTTCGGGAGGAACGACCAATGTGCCCGCAAACGTCGACACGGTCCTTACGCACTTCGCGATTTCAACCAGCTTCTTCAACCCTGGTTCGTCTTATGTTGCTGGCGTGTTCACATGCGGCGCGGCAGACGCTGGCGTGTGGAGTTTCCAGGGCAAGGCCGCAATGGCAGTTGTCGCGGCTGCAGCGAGTGGAGTCTTGCGGGCCTCATTTGCCCGTAATGGTGTCGCCGCGCCGTTTTCTTCAGCCTACATCCCGGGGGTTGTCGGCACATGGGCGCTTCCCGATTTCTTCACCTTCCGCCTCTCGGCGGGCGACACGGTCGATTTCAGAGCATTTCAATCGACAGGGACGAACCGTACTTTTGACGGTGGGTCCATCGAAGCGATGAGGATTGGAGCCTGACGATGGCAAAGACAAAATTACATGAAATTCCCGTCCCGATTGATCAGGCATCGGCCTTTGCGGCCGCCTTGCTTGATCTTCTCGGCGGTGAAGTATTCGACCGCCAGGACAAGCCACGACTGGTCTACCGTGACGGTTTGATGATCGTACCCGACGACTGGTTCGAGGCTGCCCAGGTCATCGAGATTGGTGATCAAAAAGCTAAAGGAGATGAGTGATGCCGCTTCTGAACATCACGGTTTCCGGCTATTACGCGATTACGGCAGACTACACAGCATCCAGCCCGACCGACGATGCGGTGGTTGTTGCACCGGGCGTCCATAACGTCATTATCTTGCTATACTCCCGCCTCATTTGCCCTGCCGCATTTTCTACGGGCAGACAGAACGCCGGCATTCGCTTGAGCAATAGCAACGCGGTAACCGTCCTCGGCATGGGCGGGCACATTCGGGGGTTCGGGTTTGGTCTGCGCGCGGACAACTGCGACAATGTCACGGTGGACAACCTATGCATCCCCGACGCGCTCATGCGGGGAATAAAGATAGAAGGCAATAGTGCTGTCGTCCGAAACAGCCTGATCCGGAGCGTATACGGGTCGACCTTCACGCCTAACCAGTATTGCATGGGCCTCGAAATGTCCGGAGTTGCGCCGACAGCCATGGGCAACACAATTCGCGATTTCCGGGGTACAGACAACGGCGAAGGAGTTGGGCTATCGATCACCGATCAAGGTATTGGCGGGATCGTGAAAGGCAATGCTTCTATGGGAACACTGCTTAATGATGAGCCTCGCGCAAAAACTATCGCGTATTGGGTCGGAGGTGCATCGGACGTTGATTTTGTCCACAACCATGGAGCCAATTGCAATTGGGGTCTCGCAGCGAGCAGCCCAACCTCTGGCCTGTTCGATGAGAACAGCTTTCGGCACTGCACGACGGAATTCAATGCCAGCCCGGTCAACTGGATCATCGGCGGATCCGACGGTTGA